TGACAACAACCACAATGGATGTTCGTGACGTTGGTATTAAACTAGCCGCTAGTTAATTAACTTAACTAACAGCAGTAAACAAAAAGCAGACTTCGGTCTGCTTTTTTTATCTTCGACTAAATACTTACATATACTATTAGGAGATTAACATGGCAGGATTAACAAAAACCAACAGTGATTTGCTGTTGAGATCAGACGGATCAGCAGATACATTTTACACAACAGCAAACTTGGGTTGCTACGAAATTAACCCAGCGTCAGCATTAACTGCTGACACAGGTGGCGACGGAAGTGCTATTGTTGAAGGCACAATTCGTAAAGTTGCTAGAGTAATTAACTCATTGATATTTGAAGTTAAGAGCGACGGCGATGTGATGATTGCAATTTGTGATAACAGTCAGCAAGACGCCGCTAGTATCAAGTCAAAAGTTGACGACGCACTAGGCGTTAGTAACACAACTGTTACTAAGTTAACAACACTACTTGGTTTAGCATAATAACTTTAAACCAAACAAGAAAGGTGCTCCGGCACCTTTTTTTGTGGCTAAATAGTCTTGGAGACTATACACCATGGCAGGAATAACAAGAAGTTCAGGATATGAATTTGCAGGATCAACAGATACACTGTATCGTTTTGGCGGTAGTGTACGTTTCTTTAAGATTGACACAGGTGTAGATCTACGTTTTGAAGATGACGGCAGTGATGAAGCATACGAAGCAATACTGCAAGCCATTCCAGGTTTACTAGCAGTAAGCAGTGTAGGTGCAACCGGAACCGTGCATGTATGTGTTGAAGCACACAGTTGCTTGGATGCCGACCCTTTGCAACAACAAATACAGGCTATAGGAATATCAAAAGGTGCTGTAAACCTTGGATCAACCACAGTCGCAGAGGGAACAAGTTTTACGGTAAGTTAGCCTGCAATAAATATCTTTATGCAGTACTACACAGGGTTCACACTAGTAGATATAACCAACACCGGAGTAACACGTAGTCGCCCTGGGAACGATCACGAGCGTAATCAACAGCGCAACTGGGAAACACTGATACAGGTACTCAGTCTTAGAACTCAACCGCTTGAAATGGACGGACCGCATGACAGTGAGTACGAGATTACTGGTGACAGTATTTTTGGTGAAATGTACCAAGGTAAGCACACTGTATGGCATTTTAGTTTTGGAGTAGAAGCTGTGAGCGTATTCAAAAACAACAAAAGTGAACACGGGCTACTGTACGAAGATTTTACCGAAGTTCCAATTATACAAGGACTAGATGAAACAGCAAGATTTATGTTGCCCATTTTTCATCCATACGGCGCAATTAAAAACATACACTTTATTAATCAACGTGTATCGTTATAAATATAACATTAACGGCACTTGAATAGGCACACTCTTACGGCATATAATATTGTAAAATCTACAGAACCCTGTATCACAAAAGAAAATTAAATTTCGAAACGGAAACAGTAATGGCAGAGAGTGAAAGAAAAGATCTTGAAGCGCACGTTGATTTATGCGCTGAAAGGTATAAAACGTTGCACAAAAAACTAGATAAACTTGAAGAACGCCTTAACGGTGTAGAAGAGCATATCATATATGTACGAGCTAAATTAAGTGAATTTAAAACCATGGGCGAAGTGGCCAGCAATGAATCCAATAAAACATTGATTGGTGTAATGACTGCTGTGGGTGCGGCACTGCTCGCAGGTTTAATTGCTACCATTGTTCAACTAACCATAAAATAAACATGAAGATCGTAGAACTAGTAAATAAAGTTAGCCTGCCTATTACAAATGAGGAATCGGATGTGTTAGGCCAATTCCAGGAAAAACCTGTAATTAGAAAAGCTGAACTAAACGAACGAGAACAAGAATTAGCAAACTCACTTGTTAATAAAGATATATTACTAAGACAAACAAATGAAGAAGGCAAGATTATCTACAAAGCAAGAAAAGGCATTGGCTGATGTAGTACTCAACTTGGGAGTTGCGTATATCAAGCGATTTACAAACAACGAACTTAATAAATTTAAAAACAAACCTGTAGTTATTCCACTTGGTGATTACAGGTTTTTTGTTGGTCCGTACGAAATCAAGGGTATACACAAAGACTGCTGGGAAGTAACCAGAGACAGACAACTCGTCCATTGTTTTTTGTCGAGACTTAACGCTATTTTGTATTGTTTATCTTGCATTAAAGATCTATATACACAAAGTCGTAATATACTCGAATACGATACTAAACTTGGAAATTTAAATTCTGACTTACAACACTACACAAAAAATATTAGAGTAGCGCAGGACTGCAAAGATAGCGAAAGAAAAGAAATATTATTAAATAGATATATTGACGCTAAGTTACGTCAAAAAGAAGCTGTAGCCAATTTACGGAAAACAATTAACTCGGCTAAATACATTAACTTTGGGAATATGAACAATGAGACTAACTGAAATGAACACCAAGCCTTCGGCTACTAAAATTAATAAAGTTATGGAAAGCCGCTTCGGCAATAAAATTGACTACAGCAAACTAGACTTTGGTAAAGCATACGGTCTTGCTAATGCTCTAACAGAAAGCCTTGACAAGATTAAAAACAGTCACGGTATACACAAAGCAGAAACAAATCCAAAATACATGCACTTGTTAATGGTACGTGAAGGAATTCACAAATGGATGGTTGAGAACAAAGAACAACTAATCCAAGAAAGTGAAATGGGTCGTAGCCAGGCTATACTAGCCGCTAAAGATATGGTTGACAGCGTACAAGACATGCTTGAAGATGTTAGCGAAATGGCTAACGAGCAAATGCCAGCACTACTTGACACAATCCGTGATCAAATTGGCATGACAGAAGCAGAAAACTTCAAAGCAAGTGTTGGTGGTATATTGGAAACACTTCAAGCCGCAATTAGTTCATCACGTGAGCAGATGGATATGGCAGCTCGTGCATTAGCAGGTGAGCAAACAGACCAACCAATGGACATGGCAGTAGGCGGTCCAGAAGCAGATATGGCTCCTCCAGTAGAAGCTGGCGAAGTTGATGTTGAGGTTGGTGACGAGTTTGATGCTACAGAACCAGCTGTAGGTGCAGATGAAGTTGGTCGCGAAAAGCGAGACTAGTAAATGAAAGTCAATGATATTGTTGAGAATGTCATCGACGACATGCTTGAAGATGATGCAGCGGATCACGAAAACGGTGCATTATTAACTATCTTATCTTATCTACAAAACAGAGCGGCCGATACGCACAAACAGCCACGCATACGTGCTGATAGCTTAATTAATCTTGTGCAGGCCGCTGGGTTCCCGCAGTTTAATTATCAAACGCTACTAAACATTTCGAAAAACAACGAAAATGCTAAAAGCCTAATTAAAGATATCAAGGACGTAACAGTTAAAAGTAAAGACAACAAAGTTACGTTAGGGCAAGGCGGCGAACTAGTAAAGTACGTTTATATCAACCCAGTAGATAGTAGTGATTTGGATCTTGATACAGAACAAAATACTGCTCCTAAAACAGCACCAGAGAAAAAAGTTGATTCAATGGCTAAACGTGCCGCCAAAGCTCGACCTGATCTATAAAAGTTTGACATACATACAGTAGTCGTGTAATATACACTATTATTTGTGTCACTATGAAAATATTATTCTATCATTACGAAAGTAAGTTATACGACAAAGTTCTTTATTCTGGTATGAGCGTCTTTGCCAAATCGACCAGTCTTTATTTAAAAACATACTTAGATATTAAAAAGCCCGGTGTTGCTAAACAAATAGAGTGGTGTGTGCCACAACAGTTAAAACTTAACGACAGTGACCTAATACAGTTAATAAACACTAAAAAACCAAACATTCTTGCTACTACACACTATATTTGGAATTATAGGGAATTATTAAAACAATTAGAAAGAATCAAACCTTTAATAGATCCTAACATTGTTATTCTTGCGGGCGGGCCTAGTGTAGATGTCAACGTCAATCCCGATTACTTTAAGGACTATAATTTTATCGACTACGCATTTTACGGACCAGGCGAAAAGGCCTTTGCAGGCTTTATTGAGTCTTTAGTTAATAATACACCTTTAGATAAAACTAAACTTACCAACATGGCTTGGCCTGACTCTAATAGGAATGCCATAGTTGCAGACTACGAATATGTTCCACAATTAAAAACAAGTCCTTATCTGCATAGCAAAGAACTGCTAAAAGATATTGTAGATGATATGAACGCACAGGATCTGAGCCCAATCATATCATATGAACTTACCAGAGGTTGTCCTTATACCTGTACCTTCTGTGATTGGAACAGTGGCTTTGGTAATAAAACCACACGCAGGAAAGAAAGTTACAAAGATGAAATAGACTTGTTTCAAGAACTTGGAGTAACAGGGCTATTCTTAGCAGATGCTAATTTGGGACAATATCAAGAAGATGTTGATATGATAGAATACTTTGCTGATAGAAACATAAATCATGGTGCAAAGTTTAAACTTGACTATACTGTTAGTAAATTAAGAAAAGACAACAATCTAAAAATCTTTCACAGTATGGCTAAAGCAAATCTCTGTACACACTTTGTGATATCAGTCCAAGATACCAACGACCAAGTACTAGAATATATCGACAGACCTGATGTAGGATGGGACGTACATAGGAAGCACATAACAGCGTTAGCAAAAGAATATCCACATATTCCATCAGTTGTGCAAATCATACAAGGACTCCCCGGGCAAACGGTTGACTCATTTAGAAAAAGTCTATTAGACGTAGTGAGTGTGCATGCTATGCCTTTTATATATGTAAACGAACTAGTACC